GTCCGAGGGCCAGATCCTAGCTCGCACCCAGGGTATGCTCCAGAGAGCGCAGAGGAGAAACACTTGAGCTTCCACGACGTGAGGCTACCGGATGACATCGAGCGTGGCGCCAGTGGTGGGCCGGGCTTCAAGACGACCGTAATAACGCTTGCGAGCGGCCACGAGAAGCGCAATGTCGAGTGGTCGCAACAGCGGGGCCGTTGGGATATCGGGTACGGCATACAGTCTCTCGACGGCCTGGGGGACGTGGTTGACTTCTTCTACGCCCGTCAAGGGCGAGCCTTCGGATTTCGGTTCAAGGACTGGTCGGATTTCGAGATAACGGATAAGCAGCCGATCGGGACCGGAGATGGCCTAGAGGTCGAGTTCCAGATCTTCAAGCGATACTCAAGTGGCGGCATTGACTTCGACCGCACGATCACGAAGCCGGTCAGCGGAACGGTCAAACCCTTCCTGGACGGCGTTGAGCAAACGAGTGGCTTCACGGTCGATAACACGACCGGCATCATAACGTTCGATACCGCTCCGGGCGCCGGGGTCGAGGTGCAGGTCGAGTGCGAGTTCGATACGCCAGTTCGGTTCGACACCGACAATCTCGACATCAGCGTCGAGACGTTCAGTGCCGGCGCGATCCCCAGCATCTCGATCATCGAGATAAGGACTCCCTGATGAAGGCTGCATCCAGCGCACTCGACACCCATCTACAGGGTGAGGTCACGAGCCTCGCGACCTGTTGGCGCGTCACCCGAACGGATGGCGTCGAGGTGTTCCTGACTGATCACGATCAGGATCTCCTATTCGAGGGGAATCTGTATGTCGCCGAGTCGGGCTACAGCCGTACCGCTGTGCAGAATGATAGCACGTTGTCGGTCGATAACCTGGAGATCGAGGGGTTCCTGGACAGTAGCTTGATCACCGAAGCAGACCTGCGGGCCGGGCTGTACGACTTTGCCGAGATCCGGGTCTTCATGGTGAACTGGCAGGATCTCGGCCAAGGAGAACTCAAGCTCCGGCGGGGTCGCCTCGGCGAAGTGACGTTGGTCGAGGGCTCAGAGATCTACCGGGCTGAATTGCGCGGCATGTCGCAGTCGCTATCGCAGCAGATCGGTCAAGTCTACAGCCCCGAATGCCGCGTTGACCTCGGGGATAGTAAGTGCAAGATTCCGATCCAGCCTCCCGTGGTCGAGCGTAGCACTGAGTATCAGGTGGGCGACTTCTACAGAGTCGTGACGGATGAGGCCGCGTCGAATCAAGCACAGTTCGAGAACCGTATCTATCGCGTGACCCAGGCCGGGACAACGGCCGCAGATACGGACGGTGTAGAGACACAGGTTGGCATCAATAACGCTAGCTTTGAGCAAGACGGGACAGGGTCGAGTGTGTCCGTTACGGGCTGGACCATCGTGTCTGGCGAATGGGACCTACACGATTCATCAAACGGCGGCCTGGGCGCCCAAGATGGCAGCATATATCTTGAGGGCGGCGTTTCCGCGTCTGGTGAAATCAAACAGGAAATTTTGGTAGAAGACAATTTCAACTTGACGGCAGTCGACTCGGGTGATGTCGATATGGATTTTTCGATTTGGCGTGCCAATTCGTTCGGGGACGATGAGGGCCGAGTCCTGGTCGAGATACTGGACGGAACCGATACCGTTATCGCGACTCCACTCGATACCGGGCTAGAAGAGATAACGCCGGAAGACACCTGGGTCGAGCGTTCTTTCAGCGATTTCAACCTCCCGACAGGATCTCGAAAGATACGAATCACCCTATTCCATAATCTCGTGACCGGCAGTCAGGCCAATGCGGCTTTCGATAACGTAACGGCTGTCCTGAAGAAAGGTCCTCTGGAGTATAGCACCACCGTGGGCGACACGACGCTGGACGGAACCGTGCTGGCCGAGACCCAGCAAGCCTGGACCCGACACGCCACTGTCACGAACGCGATTGACCGCAAGACCTTCGAGATCGACGTTACCGAGGCTCGGGCGGTCGATGACTGGTTCAACGTTGGTGCGGCCACGTTCGAATCGGGTCTTAACCAAGGACGCTCGATGGAGATCAAGGACTGGATCGCGGCGGATTCGCGTGTCGTTCTGTACCTCGCACTCCCGAACGACATCCAGGTCGGGGACGAGTTAAGGCTCTATCCAGGATGTGACAAAACGCTTGCAACGTGCCGTGATAAGTTCGATAATGTGATCAACTTTCGCGGCGAGCCGTTCGTTCCGGGATCGGATTTCCTCGCTCGCTACCCGGATCAGAAGTAGGGTACGGTATGGCCATCCTCCAGCTAGCTCTAGGCGCCGTCGGGGCCGTTGCGGGTGGGTTCTTCGGAGCCCCGAACGCAGGCTTTCTGCTCGGCTCCCTCCTGGGCGGCTTCCTGGGCAGGCAAGAACAGGTTCAGCGCGGACCGCGCCTACAGGACCGGACCGTAACGACATCCACGTATGGCGAACCCATACCGATACTGTACGGGACCATACGGGTTCCGGGTAACATCATCTGGACTTCCGGTATCGAGGAGAGTCGCAAGCAACAGACGCGCGATGGCGTCAAGACGATCACGTACAAGTATTTCTCATCTTTGGCCCTCGGCCTAGGTGAAGGGCCGGTCGAGGACGTGATCCGAATCTGGGCTGACGGGAATCTGATCTTCGACCGGACAGATGACAATCTCGATACTCTCTCGAAAGCCGGTCTGGTCTTCCGGTTCTACCCCGGCAGCGAGGACCAGTTGCCCGATCCCGCCATACAGGAAGATGTCGGCGCCGCCAATACTCCCGCCTTCCGGGGTCTGTCCTACATCGTGATAGACAGCCTGCCGTTAGGCGACTTCGGGAATCGTATCCCGAACTTTTCGTTCGAGGTATCGACCAAGCGAGAACTAGCGTTCCCGTTTATCGAACGAACCACTCTTCCTAGCCCTACTTCGATCGACATCGGTACATTTCAGGTCGATCGTGATCGTAATAAACTTTATGCCGTCAACGCAGTTGACGACACCTTAACGGCGATTTCGCTGGACAACATGAACGACATTAGATCAGTAGAGGGCGCTGATCTATTCGATTCTGAAAAGTTCCCGACAGTGAACTTCGAGGGTATAAGCCGCAGCTACATGGTCGGTAACGACGGTTTTATCTACATGAGAGACAACAGTGCGTCTAACTCTGAGGAGTTATTCAAGATAGACCCGAGCAGTATGAAGATCGTATCTGTGTTCGGGCAAGAAAGCGGTAGTTTGTCTAACAGCACGACTAGTTTCGTCAATGTAGACTTATTCGCCATGGCTACCGCTCAAGGACTCGATGGGCAGAGACATTTCGTCATAACGGGAAGTATTTTTGACGACGTCGGAGTCTTGAGGGCAGACGACTTCACGTATCTGTGGGGCGCGGGTCAAGAGGTGGACGAACAGGATGTCGGTATCCTGTTTCCTGGACGTATCGGTGCCGGGTTCGGCGACGCATACGCGATCGGCCAACGGCGTAACGCCAATATCGCGACCGTGGGGGTCTACCGCTGGCGCATAGCCTTCAACGCCACTATCGACACATTCTCGGGCGAGACGCTTGGGGTGTCGTTCCAGAAGGTCGGCACCATAGATGCCACGGACATTGATCCCGAAACGCCCGAGACGAGGTTCCTGGGCGGCTTCTATGACCCATCTGACGACGCGCTGGTCATGTGGGCCGCCCCGACGGGCAGTATAGCACAGAACCGTCTAGTCAAGTATGACCCTAATTCTAATTCTATCGTGTGGGTGACCGAGAAAGTACCTACCGCGTTAGCCACTTCTTCCCTACATCCAGCAGATCCCATGCTGCACCGTATCGTGGGAGATAGGTATCAGAAAGCTAACGGGGGTGACCTCTATACTTTTGACCTGCGTACAGGCGAGGTTACGCTAACAGAGAACACGGGCAAAAATATAGCGAGTCAAGAGCAACCCTTCGACGAAGTTACTAATTCGCTCATAGGGTTTGATTCAGCACTGAGTGTAAACAATACCGTCAAGATATTTACCGACCGAGGAGTTGGCGGCGGAGCGGCATTGTCTGATGTCGTCACCGATATAGCTTCTCGGGTGGGCTTAGAGCAGTCTGATCTGGATATATCTCTACTGAGCGGCGATGTTGACGGATTTGCGGTATTCGGACCCGAGGAGGCACGGCGCTCCCTCGAAACCCTAGCGGCGGCCTTCTTCTTCGAGGCGGTCGAGACCGATTTCCTTCTCAAGTTCGTACCGCTCGGCCAGGACAGCGTCGCGACCATCGACCGGGACGACATGATCCCGGTTGACGACAGGACCGGAGAGACGATCACGGAAAGGCGTTTGCAGGAGGTCGAACTTCCTGAACGGTTCGTCGTGAACTACATCGACAAGGACCGGGACTACGATCAGGGAAGTCAGCAGGCCAAGCGTATATCGCTCCTCACGTCCCGAACCATGAGATCCCGAAATCAGGTCGAGGCGGATATAAGTATCGCGATGTCGGCCGAGTTCGCCAAGCGGATCGCGGACAAGAGCCTCTTCACCGCCTGGGTCGAGCGTACCAGCTACGAGGCTCAGATTCCCTGGACCTATCTGCGACTGGACCCTACCGATGTCGTGACCTTCACGTTCGCCGAGACCCAAGCGGCGGTGGCGCGACTTACCCGTACTGACATCGGAGCCGGACTCCAGATCGAGATAGAGAGCTTGGCCGAAGACGACAGCACGTTCAACTCTACTTTGGCGGCCGACGGAGGCCAGAGGACAGTAGCACAGCGAATCATCGTAAACAGCGCCACGAATCTCTTCCTTCTCGATATACCGTTATTGCAAGATGAAGATTCGCTAGGGTTTGAGGAAACTCGATTCTATTTCGGTATGGCTGGCTTCGGACAGCCGAATTGGCCCGGCGCGATCCTGTATCGTAGCGCGGACGGAACGGTGTTCGAGGTCGCGAGTCAGTCGCTAGTCGAGACTCCCTGGGGCCAGACCGTCAACGCTCTCGGCGACCCTCCGCCGCCGGGGCCGTTCCATACCGATACGGTAAACTCCTTAACGGTCCAGATGATCACCGGGGGTGATAAACTCCAGAGCGTGACCCAACTCGAAATGCTCAATGGCGCCAATCAGGCCATAGTCCAGAAAGCTAACGGTGATTCAGAAATCATACAGTTCCGCGATGTTGTGCAGAATGACGATGGTTCTTTCACCTTGTCGGGCCTTCTGAGGGGCCGGCGGGGGACAGACGCTTTCTCTACCGATCATGACGATTCCGAGACCTTCATACTCGTCGAGAACATCGAATCACTAAAGGTTGAGGTAGAGGCGATAGGCGGAGACCGTTTCTGGAAACCTCTCGGTTTCGGACGCAACCTCGAATCAGTGGCGTCTATGTCTGAGCCCGTTTCGGGTTCCGACCTCAAGCCATGGGCGCCGGGTGATCCCGAACGCGATGACGACTCAGCTTCGCCCGACATAGTGGTGTCGTGGAAGCGCCGTACGCGCCTGAGCGGCGAACTCCAGGACGGGACCGGCACCGTACCGCTTGCCGAACAGGCCGAGGAGTACGAAGCCTATATCCTCGGTTCGGCGCCGGACCTCGATGTCTTCGACCCCGAGGATGCCGGAACCTTCCTGAGATCCTTTACGGGCTTGACATCCCCGACCTTTACCTATACGGATGCAGATCAGACTACGGATGGGTTCGACAAGGCCGATCCTCTGCATCTAGTGATCTATCAGATCAGCACCGTGGTCGGGAGGGGCTTCCCGAAGGCCGTGAGCATCGACCAGCCCTGGCCGGGTTAAGGCCGCCAGACAGGAGTTTCGTATGGGTAATCTCGCTATAGATCAAGTATCGGCCGGTCAGAACCAGAAAGAGGTCACGATCAATGACGCGACCGATCAGCTAGATCGTGCGCTGACAGATCGACTCGACGTGGATATGTCCGGGGGCGATGTCACGCTCACGAATGAGCAGTTCCGCCGCAGCTTCGGTTTCCTCGCCAACGGACTGAGTGCTCCCCAGACCCTCACGGTCCCGGCGATCCAGCGGCCTTTCACAGTCGTGAATCTCAGCGCCACTCATGTCGTCACGGTCGAGAGAGGATCGACGAGCTTCGACGTACAGCCGAACGGGTCCGCGTTATTCTACACCGATGGCTCGACCGACGGGATGCAGCTACTCGGATTCGTGACGACCTTCTACGACATCGGCTCTTTCGCGCCCGGCAAGCCGCCTGACGGCGATGCGTTTCTCCGATACGTCTTCATCCGCGAAGTCACGTTCGGGACCAATTTCCCGCTCTCTCGCGCGATAGCGGCGGTGGCCGCAGCCTCGACGGCGCAATTCGACATCCGGCGCAATGGCGTTAGCGTGGGGACGTTCGAGTTCGCGGCCGGGTCCGATACCGCCACCTTCTCGTCCGCGTCTGCCGTGACGTTCCTGCCCGGAGACGAGATGGTGATCGTGTCACCATCGCCTCAAGACGCCGACCTGACGGATGTGTCGCTTAACCTCGCGGGAGTGATCTGATGGCTATCGTGATGATCGAAGGGTTCGAGCAGATCCCGACAGACAGCAACAGCGCCCTCAGCCTGTACGGGTGGAATCCGACGAGGAGCATCTCGAACATAGAGGTCGAAGCCACCGACCCCCGATTTCCCGGCACGAAATACCTTATAAGTGAACGAACTGGCGATGCGGTGTCGAAGAACTTCGGTTCGGATCTGAGCACGTTCGTTATCGGCAATGCGTTATTCATCGACCTAGAAGACGGTGACTGCAATCTCGATATGCAAAACGGATCTGACATTGTTATCAGACTTAGGTTTGATTTCGGCGGAACTCTAGAAGTCTTCAACGGCAACGGTTTCCAGCTACTCGGCAGTACGACCTACCCCGCCGGATCATGGTTCTATCTTGAGCTTAAGGTATTTGTCGATAGTTCGACCGGCACAGTCGATATATGGATCAACGGGAGTAATGTCCTTTCGCTAACGGGCGTCGATACCACAGACGGATCGGCGACCACTGTCAACACCGTATCCTACGACCAAGACGACAATGGGGCGATCTACCGGATAGACGACGTTTATGTCACCGACGGTGATGTGCTGGGCGATTCTCGCGTTCTGCCGCTCCGCCCCGATGGCGATGGCAACTCGACACAGTTCACACCCGATAGCGGTGGGAGTAATTTCAGTCAGGTCAACGAGACGGAACCTGATGACGATACTTCATTCGTCGAGTCCGGAACTCTGAATGACCTGGACCTCTATACTTTGGAAGATCCCGTCTCGACCCCCGCCACCGTACACGCCGTACGGTCTGTCGTGAGGGCGCGAAAGACCGATACCGATCCGCTGTCGCTCACGCATACGGTCCGGACCGGGGGGTCGAATTTCTCAGGAGACGAGTCCGCGCTAGGGACCGACTATGCGGTCTTCGAGAACATTTGGGAGCAAAATCCCAACACCACAGCGGCGTGGCAGGGATCGGAACTTACCGATCTCGAACTCGGGTACGAAGTCACGGTCACGTAGGGGGTCGAGATGGCCGGGCGCGTAACCACCCAGACGACCGAGGTACTGGTCTCGGGCGAATCCGAGGGCCGGGTCACGAATCTGGTCGGCGAGATACTGGTATCCGGGCCTTCCGAGGGCCGGGTCACGAACCTAGTCGGCGAGATGCTGGTATCCGGGCCTTCTCAGGGCCGGGTCACGAACCTAGTCGGCGAGATCCTGGTCAGTACGGCTATAGTCTCGACAAGGCCAACCTTCGTGGTGTTCACCAGCGCGTCAAGATAGTTGACGCCAGTGCCGCAATAAGGTATATTGGACCTCCCGAACACCAGGAGGTCCCGATGGCGCTTGCGAACTATGTCTCGACCGAGTTCCGCACTCCCAACCGGAGGGGCGGACTGATTCCGCGATTCATCGTGATGCACTACACGGCGTCGCGCAACCACAGAAGCGCCATCAGGGTCTTGACCGATCCGAACACCAGCGTCTCGGCCCATTTCGTCGTCAGCCTCGGGGGCGAGGTCTTTAAGCTCGCCGATCTGCACGACGTTACGTGGCACGCCGGCCCGAGCGAGTATATGGGCTTCGAGGGCCTGAACCAATACTCGATCGGGATCGAGATCGTGAACCTGGGTTGGTGCGAGCGAGACGCCGAGGGCCTTATCCGCGATTCGTACGGCAACGAGGTGGACCCCGGCGAGTTTCCGTATGGCTTCGAGGAAGCGCCTCATCCTCGTGTCGGGAGCGGGACCTACCTGTGGCCGCGCTATACCGACCACCAACTGAAGGCCGTCGAGCGCCTGACCCGAGACCTGATTGCCACCTTCCCGAATCTCCTCGCGATCGTGTCTCATGAGGAGATCGACACTCGCGGGTGGAAGACCGACCCCGGTCCGGCCTTCCCGATGAGGCGGTTCCGCGATCTTTTGCCGAAGCGGGTCAACGCCGTCCGGGTCACGGCTTCTTCGCTGAACGTCAGGGCGAACCCCAGCCTCGACTCCGCCAAGGTATCGTTCAGCCCACTCCGCCGTGGCGCGGTCGCGGAAGTGCAGGACTCGAGCGGCGAGTGGCTGAAAGTTCGGGTCGCCGAGGGCACGGGCTGGGTCCACGGTGCTTACACGGAATCGATGTGATCATGTCCGAGATGCCCGGATCTTGGATCATCCGCAGGCGGTTCATGTTCGCCGTTGCGGCTTTCTGCATGGCCTCGATCGCGTACATCGTCGCGGCCGAATTGGACAGTCGTGTCGCCGAAACGGTCGTCACGATGGCGTTCACAACCCTGATGGGCATCGTGGGGTCGTACGTGTTCGGCGCCTGTTGGGATGACCTCAACGCTCGCAAGTTTGGAGCAACATCATGGCAATCTTCGGGACGATCTTCTCGTGGGCAATCGGTCGCATCCCAGGCCGGCACATCGCCGCAGGGTTGATCGGCCTCGCGGCTTTCGCTATACTGTTCGGCGCGTATTGGCACTACCAGAATACGCTCGAACTGGCGCGTCAACTTGAGGCCGAGAACCGCACTCTCGAATCTGCGGTTCAGGAACAGGAGGAATCGATTCGACGGGTCATGCGATCCGTCGGAGAGTGGCAGTCCAAGGTCAACTCCCTAGAGGCCAGGATGGTCGAAGTCGAAAGGGTGCGGAATGAGGCGAGAAAACACATCGAGGAACTGTCCCGCGTACTCGCCGAGCACGACCTCGGCGACCTTGCGCGGTCCCGTCCTGGCCTTATTGAGCGGCGCGTTAATAGCGGGACTCTTGATACTCTCAGGGTGCTCCGCGAACAGAGCGCCCCTGGAGGTCACGAAAGTCCATGAGTCGGTTCCGAGCCCTACTGTCAGTCCGTTGCCCGATCCGGACGCCATCCAGACATTCGAGTTCGAGTGGCACGTCGTGACTCCCGACCAACTCCCCGAGGGAGATTGGGTCTTGTTCTCGCTTACGCCGAAGGGCTATGAAAATCTCTCGCTCACGTTCGCCGACACGCTACGTTGGATCAGAGAGGCGCGCCACCGTCTTGACTACTATAGGGAGAACCTTAACGATCCTGAACAGGAGCAACCCGATGGATGATACAGCGAGGGCACTGGTGCGAGAAATCTCAGAGCAGACGGCCGAGCAGACGGTCAAGCGCACCCTGACGGCCCTCGGGGTCGATCACGATAATCCGCTTGAGGTGCAGCGGGACTTGGCGTCCTTGAGGGAAATCCGCGAGATCCTGACCGATCAGGAGTTCAAGCAGGATATGATCTACATCCGTCGGTCCCGGAAACTGTTCGAATCAATCCAGGTTCGGCTCATCATCGTGTTCGTCGGCCTCCTGGCCACAGGCGGTGCCGGATTGATCGGCTTTGCGGCGTTCAAGACCCTCTGGAGCTAGTCTACCGTTCGCACAGCGTCCCAGCAGCCCAGCGGGCCGCCTCTTGGACGACCTCGCCATGGCAACGCTTCGGCGCGCAGTAGCATACCAGATCCCGGCCCTCCAGGTCGGCGAGATACCGGAGCGAGATCCGACCGCGCCTTATCTGATCCCACAGCCATTCCCGGTATAGCGAAATTGCCTGTTCGCGGGTGCGCCTAGCGTTGTGGCCGAACGGATTCCCCAGTATGGAGGGGCGGCCTATAAAGACCGCCCCGTCCGGTACGCCTTCCGGCAGGTCCTTTAGATTCAGGATCATTGAAGCAAAGCTGCCGCGATGTCGAGGTCTGAGTCTTCCTGTTCGAGGAGGTATTCGGTCATCTCGACGATCTGTTGCTCGTCGCTCGCCTCGACCTCCCGAACCGCATCCTGATCGCTGGCGTCATCGCGTACCCGAACTTCCACGACATGCGTAGCCGTCGTGGTGACGACCAGTTTGACAGTCCTCATCAGCGCCTCGTGATCGACACGAGACCGCGATCGAACCCGCCGTACTGACGGCGGCATTCCTTCACCGCGTCCAGGATGTCCTCGCGGTCCGCGCCCTGGATCTCGGCCATCTTGAACACCAGTTCGATCATGTCGGCATAGTGGTACGGGTCCGGGAACATCGTACTGGTGTCGAACACCCTGGCGATCATCTTGTTCTGGACCGCCAACAGGTGACCCGCCCGGCTGTTGACCGGGTGGGCTTGTTCGCTTCCGGGGTCGTGGTCCCGGATCAGTTCCGCACTCTGGACAGCTTCGGTCATCGTTGCTCCTAGAAGGTACAGGCGCCTGACGAACAGGCAAACTCTTTCGACGAGGCCGTGTTGTCCTGGGATTCATATTCCGAGATTCCGGTCCAGTCAATGGAGTCAGGCGAGGAAGATACACCTTTCTGGTATTCGTCCTCGTAGATCTCCTCGAACGGCGCCTGTGAGTACGAACCGTTGTCGAAGGGCAGGAACGAGATCCCCGAAATGTCGTCGAAATGGTCCCAGACCCACGCGCCGACGGACGGCCACTCGTGCTCCTTCACGTAGACCGTGATCGAGGGCTTGTGCTCACACCAGTTGTCTTGAAAGAGCTTCCAGTGCCGGAGTTGTGAGAGCGCGCTTTGGTCGTGGCGAGTGATGGAACAAGGCGGTGTCTTTTCGTAGAACCGGAACAGGACATTCGACTCCGGCTTGCGCTGACACTCCTCGAACGGCACGCCCGCGTCGATCATGAACGCCGTCATCGGGTCGGTCCGGTCCTGGGTGACGCGCCGGATGAATCGGTCGGCGTACCGGGGGTGAATCCCCGAGGCGGACCCGACCAGAAGCGCGGCCGTCCCGCTGGGCTTCACGCACGTCGTGGCGGCCGATCTCGCGATCCCGAGGGCGTCGGCCCACTTGTGGTTCGTCCGGTTCACAACGTCGCGCAGCGCCCGCAGGATACCGCCTGTCGTGGCCTCGTCGAAGCTGCCGTTCAGGAGCGGACAGTCCATAATGCCGGTGATCGACACACCCAGGAGTCGCTCCTCCTCACAGTTCTGACGCCAGCGGTCGTTGACGTACCGGAAATTCGTGAGAGTCGACTGCACGGTGCCGAGGAAAGAGGCCAAGACCGCCTTCGCCTCCAGCGTCTTGTAGGTATCGTGCGGACGGGCCACGATCTCGGTCAGGTTACAGAACTCATATGGCCGAAGCAGAATCTCGCTACAGGGATTGCAGCCGAAGTCGATCGGGTGATGGAACAGACCCTCCTGAACGCCGGCCCCACCGAGATTCTGATCCCAGTAAACGCGGCGCCTACCTGACTTCGCGGCCTGCCGGACGGCGGCCTCCCGATTGAAAATGCCGCGCTCGCCGGATTTCGAGTTGTAGAGCGACATCCACTCTTCCATGAACTGACCAACCTCGGGGCGTTCCGTATAGGCCACGCTGTTGTTCGCCAGAGCCCGCCAGGGGGTAGTGGTCCACCACTCGCCCGACTTGGCGTCCCGCATACGGCGATCCGACAGATTCGACAGGCTGATAAGCGACGACCGCCTCACACCCCCGACGACCACGCACTCGCCGATCTGACACATGATGTCGTGGCACTCGATGCTGGTCAGCTTCCGGCCTGCCGCGTTGGTCACGACCTTGACCACGAACCGGAAAAGGTCCTCAAGCGGCTCCGGACCGGACGAACGGCCACCCATGGTCTTGAGCCGCGAACCCTTGGGTCTCAGGAGAGACGTATCCCAGGTCGGCACCCGGCCGGCGAATAGCTCGCGCAGCACGAGTCGCAGCGCCTCGGCCCAACCGATCTTCGAGTCCTCGACCACGATGGGTCGGGAGGACTTCTCGTGCCGTGGCGCCACCTCGGGCAGGCGATTGACGTACTGCCGCTCAACCGAGTAGCCGACACCTGATCCGCACATCAGCACATAGAGAGTTTCGTCGAACGCTTCGAGCCGGTCCACCGGCAAGTAGGAACAGTTGAATCCCGCCACGTTGTCACGGGCCAGGGCCGGGCCGGCGGTCATGAGACACCGCATGGCCGGCATGACATCGAGGTTCAGGATCGCGTCAGTGACGTGCTCGTTCAGATATTCGGCCGCCCCCGAGTCCGGGTAGTCGGTGATCAGGTGATTGATGAAGAACTGGATATACCGCTCGACAGTTTCGGACCAGATCTCCCTACGCCCGAGCGAGTCATCCCACCGGGAATACTTGCTCAAATGGATGTAGTTCTGCATGGGCGTGGGTAGCTGCATCTGGATTCCTCCTGCTAGATGTAGTGATGAAAAGCGAAGGGCGGCACTATAGCGAGTAGCCGCCCTTCGGACAAGGGGAGAATTTTGGTTTCTGGACCTATTTTCGCTTGACAGCGGGTTCGCGGTGAACCGGGTCCCCGATGGTCCAGTGCTTCGGATCGCGGTCGGCGTACAGTTCTTTTAACCTCGCGACCGTGTCCGCATGGCGGCGGAGCATGTCGCCGACGGGCGCCTCGGGCGGCCGGTCGTCAACCAGACACCCGACCTCCATCGAGTCGATCAAGATCGCGAGGCACGCCATCGCGTTATAGAGATGATGCACGCCCGAGATCGGATCGCAGTCTTCGCCGTTCTTCCACGACTTGACGTGGCGATCAAGGGCGCTCAGGTACGTCGAGGCCCGCACGCCAGTGCCGCGCCAGTTATAGGCACCGTACTTCGCCGCGCCTTCCGCGAACGCTATGGCGCCGGCCACGATGGCGGTATCGGGAAACAGGCCCAACGGGATCTTGGCGTCGCCATAAGCCTGCTTCGGGTTCGTGTCCTTCGAGCCCTGGTCGAAGTGCTCCTCGCTCAGGGTCGGGCCTCCCCGGAGCGGGGTGAAAACTCGGCCGGTGCCGTCCGGTCCGGGACCGAAGTGCTCGAACGGAACAGGCTGATCGTCGAGATAAGACAGATCCCATCCGGGGGCCGCCTTGTCGGTCATGCCGATTCCTTCCTCGTCCATACTGACCTCCTCAGTCCAAGAATCGCGATAACGTGCTGTAGAACATCAGGAACGTTGCCCTCGCCTCCTGGTGGCTCATCCCGACCTGATAGGCTTCGAGGCCAAGGCCGGCATTATCCGGGCCGCCGAGGCCGTCGAGATCATGCTGCCAGATGTTCTGAGTACGGGACATAAGAAGCCGACGCTCATCAAGGGTGATGAGCCTATCGAGATGCCTGACTTCCGGCAGTTCCCGGATCTCGAACCCGAGCGCATCCGAGATGGCCCGGACGACGCGACGGTCGAACATCTTGAAGGCGGGGAATACCCGCTTGGCCGGATACGAATGATCGCCCACATAGGCTTCGTGGGCGTCATGAAGGAGGCACTGCATCGCGATCTCGGGGCCGAGGCCCGTCCGGTAGGCGTAGCGGGCCATGTGCAGACTGTGCTCCGCGACGCTGTAGAACTCAGCGCAATGGCCGGTGTAGCGACAGATCTTCGAGAGCGAAGTCGCGATGTCGTCGATCGTGATCGCGCCGGGGTCAGGATCTCGCAGCCAGAATCGACGACCCGACGCGGTTTCGATGAAGTAGTCCTCGGCCGGAATCCGGAGGACCCAAGGCAGGGCCTCGGCGATATGCCGCGCTCGCTTTAGCGCAGCTTTCAGCTTCGTCATAATCGTCTTCCCCTCAAGGGTTAGAGCGGGCTCGCCATTTGCCGTTCCACATGGTCACGAGCGCACGCTTGCCGTTCGGGTAGATGACGCAATGCGTGTGCGACCATGCCGAGGGTCCGTGAGCCCAATCCGGAGCCAACCGGCAACTCACGCCTACGACGTAGACGCCTTCGTGGATTTCCGCAACGTGTTTGTCCGCGATAACGGCCTTCCGGCCCATGCGGGCGAGATTGCGAGCCGATCCGCGTGAGCCATGCGGACCCCGGTCGCCGTGCAGACCGCACTCGATACCGCCGGACTGAGGACATACGACGAAACTGGCGTCCTCGGGCAGGAATTGGCAGCCCAAATCGCCTTCCTGTCCTAGGACTTCGTGGACCGCTTCCCTGAGATGCTGAACATCCCGACCCTCACGGATGGCGCGGTACACCCGGCCCTGCATCCTGATCCAGAACTCGGCGTTGACCGGATCGTTTAGGCCATTCTGTTCCTGGAGCCACCGCGCCATATGGCGATGATGGTTCGAGTCGACCACGACAGACGTGAGCCAGGGCCTTTGGGCGAACCGGAGGAAGTCCACGACGCCTTGTATTTCCTGTTCGGCCGAGTTCTGGTTATCCACGAGCCGCTGGAACATCTTGTGCGGGTTCTTGATCTCGTGGTGTGACCTCACACGCCAGTCCAGGACATCATGGAGGAACTGATATTTCGGCCTGAGCCGATCCAGCATACCGCCCTGGCCCCAGGCGAGGTCGAAGATATCCTGATCGCCGTTCGCGACATGCACGTCACCCCACACGATAGCCTCGATCCCGTGGCCGTCCTCGACCTTGCCGTCCTGTACCCTGACATCGAGGTCGTGGATCGTGCCGTTCGAGTCGCCGATGACCTGTCGGCAGAACCAATCGCCGTCGGGGTCCACCTCGACCAAGAGCGCGCCGTAGCTGTGATGAAAGTCAGCCTTGAGGCCCGTCTTGCGCTGGATATAGTTGCGCTTCGTCACGGTCCCGGTCGTGTAGTTGAACTTCGCGGGCTCGCCTAGCAGACTCGGGACACTGTTGAGCGCCAACTTATTGTGCGGGAAGATGGCGGACTGCCGGCCGGTGTAGACCTCAAGACCAGACAGCGGGTTGACGGCCGTGGGCAGGATATTCATCTCGCCGCACCACAGGAGACCCGGCGCGACCTGTGCCCGGTGATCAGAGAAGTAGGGCTTCAGCCGTTCGTCCCACCACAGATCCTCGGCGCCGTAAAGCTCTTCCTTCTTGGTCACCTGGGCCTTATCACCCCTGGCGCCCAACCCGGTCTTGATGTAGGTCGTACGCGCGACATGGATGTCCGCCTCATAGTACGCCGCCAGCGCGTTGAGGTTCCGCCACAACGGCTCGTGGATCTCGGTGTTGTTCTGCGCGACCGTGAAGAGATGACGTCGCACTCCCCGGCGCGGTACTCCGAACTCCTCGGGCTGTATCGGATTGACCCAGCCCTCCGCCACCGGCTTCGGCGGATCGTCCTGGTGGGGCTGGGGCTTGAAATGGGTCTTGCGCTTGCACCCGACAGTCTGTTTCGGGACCAGACCTTCCTGGACGGCCCTATGGTACGCCTGACGGGCGGCCCAATAGGTGATCTTGAGGTTCCGGCTGACAGCCTTGACGCTACCGTATTGGTCGAAAGCGTCCTTGAACTCCTGGGTCGTGAGGGTATTGCTCATGACGAGACTCCGTTCAGCTTATGGTAGCCGTAGTAGGCGATAAGCGCGGCCTCGGCCGCACCATCCTTATAGCCGCCCCTCGGCCCCTTGAAGGCCGAAACCATGTTGGGGAAAAGCGCCATCGCGCGTCCGACAGACGCCCCCTTGTCGGTCGAGTTCGCGATCCCGACACCGTTTTTCCACACCTGCGGATTGACCATCGTGACCGGAATCCCGCTCGCGACCATCAACATCCGCAGTTCGCCACAGACGTAGCCGAACTTGAACGAACTCGACCCGCCTTCGCTCGGACGGGCACCAACGCGCTCGATGTAGGCGTGGTTCGCATGGCCGATAAGCACATTGAATTGATCGACCAATTCGGCGCCGGCCAGTTCCTTGCCGCGCCCGGACGACTTGAGGGACGGCACGTCGAGGACGATGAGGTCCGATCCATCGTAACACGCGATGGCGCCGGACAATCCTGGGTCGATACCGATGACCCTCATAGGATGTCGTCCAGCGAGGACTCAGGGGCGCCCTCGTCAGGATCGTGGACGAAATACCAGTCCGGGATCTTGAACTCCGCGTGTATGCCTCGCATCGCCTTCGCGGCGGCGTGTCCGAATTCCGTGACCGTCACGTCTTCGCCCTCGCCTAGCTTAAGGTACTCGCCCCGGATGAGTCTTGCGCGAGACCTGGAGCCTCGCACCCGCTGCCCCGCGACCGCCGCTCTCAGATTGGCGCAGTCCACAAGGTAATCCGGGATCTCTACTCGACGTATCGTCATAGATTTCCTTTCGGTGGCGTTATGGCCGTTTCGGGCCGAAGAGTCAATCTTTCTTGTACCGATAGTCCGACCAACCCGCAACGCCGACCGGGCACCCCTGAGCCCAAGGTGGCACGTAGGCCATAAGCTGCTCAAACTCTTGCTGCGAGCCGTAGGTATCATCCGTCTCGGCCACGATCTCGTCGTGGACGGTCAGGATTATCGGGTAGCCGGCGCGCTCGCACCTTATCATGGCCTCGACCATGAGATCACGCGAGATGGCTTGGACTATATTCTCAGTAAGCTTGCCCCCGTACGTATCAGTACGTCGCCAACGACCCCCTTTCTGGCTGTCGCGGGACATATACGTAACCTTGTACTCCTTACCCCGAAAGCCCTGGTATTCCTCCAGCATAGGGTCGTAGAACCAAAGACAACGGCCATTCGGGAGTCGGCAAATAAGCCACCTACCGGCCTCATCCCCGATAACGGCAAAAGTAACACACGAGTAACTGAACTGAAATCCGGGATTCTTTACCGCCTCGATACAGGCTTCATTCACGCCTCGCCAGAACGCCTTGATGTTCGGGTGGCGGCCTCGCCATTCGTTCTTGTAATTCTGTATCTCTTCTTCTGACCTAGTACCCGACTTATCAAACTGTACCCAAGCGCCGACCCCACCTTCGTAGCCAAAAGCAAGTTCACAGATTTTGCCGATTTGGCGATCCTCCGGATTCTCTTTCTTCGTGACTGTCCGTCCGAAAATCTTTGACGCGGTGGCGCAATAGATGTCGTCAGCGCCTTCGTATTTCTTACCTTTCTGTATGGTCCGGAAGGCTTCGAGTTTCCATTCCTCTCCCGCCACCCAGGCCAGAACGCAAGCCTCGATCGCGCTGAAATCCGCCACCCGCAGGATCTTCCCCGGCCCGGCGATGAACATGCCCCGCAGAGATGACGCCAGGGCGTCCATGGGACTGTCGTACAGCATTTCGAGCAAGTCCAGATCACCGGACTTGATCACGCTGAAGAGCGTGTCCATGTCTTTCGTGATCTTCTCGTCACCGCGAGGGAAGTTCTGGGGCTGGACAAGCCTACCGGCCCACCGGCCCGTGCTGGTGCCGTGATATTGCAGAAGCCCGCGCACCCGTCCGTCGTGGCACGCGCAATCGCGTAGCTTGATCAGCTTCTTGGTCGAAGCTTTCGAGAGTTCCGCCCTGATCTGTAGGACGCGGCGGACCGGGGGCGAGAGATCCTTGCGCTTTAGTTCTTCCGATACCGTATGGGCTTGCATGTTCGGCATATCGCACCCCCGTCGGGAGAGCCATTGCTGAACTTTCGCCAGTTTATCTATCGAGTCTAGCTCGCCGTCGGTTAGTTCTTTGAGTTCTTTTGTCAGCTTTTCCTTATAGGTCACAATCAAGTTAAGTGCCTTATTGACCGCATCAAGGTCAACCTGGATACCACGATTATTGATCTTCTGATCCATGGTCCAGACATAGTATTCTGACTTGGGCAACTCGCCTAACGTGTGCGATAGGCTCTCCTCAGCCAGTACGTCTTGGTCGCAGTACCGATATAGCTCTTCGAGCAAGTCTGGATCGTTTCTGTATTTCACCGGATATGGCGCATCCTCGTCGAAGATGCCCTGATTCTTCAACTCATCAAATGCTTTCTTTTCATCTTTACGTAACTTACGCGGGCTGCTAAGCTGACTCAACAAATACTTGCCGCGCTTGTCCTTCTGGGTCTGTAGACCTAGGGCTTCGCCAGCTTGGTCGAGCGAAAGCGGCAGAGCCCGGTAGGCGCAGACCGCTTGCGTGTCAAGCCATTTTGTCGGCATCGGGATACCGTTCTGGCACAGCTTGTGGTACCACACGGCTTGCTCGAACTGTGCGTTGTGCGCCTCGACCGCGCCACCGGATCGGATGTGCTCAATCAGGTGCTTCGGGAAATCTTCACCCGGAACCCAACGGAACGTCGGCCGCGCCCCCGTGCCGTGAAGTGAGTACGAGTACCGGAACGACAGCACCAGGATTTCGGTCGAGGGGTGCTCGGCATATCGCCATGCGCCTACGTCGCGAACATCAAGTTCGCTCCGGGTCTCGAAGTCGATCGTGACTCGAGGGAGTCCGTACGGGGCGGCAGATTGTGCGGTCATCAGAAACCTTGGGCTGGCCGGACCCGGCCGGTTATGGAAAAGCCGCCTCGGGGGCGAACCCCCGAGACGCGAACAGATGCAGTCAGATCAGATCAGAACGGAATGTCGTCGTCGAGGCCGTCGGTCGGATCATGCTCGGACGAGCCGCCCGTGATGCCGTCGAAGCGATCCATCATAGAGGGCGAACCCAGCTTCTCGCCCTGGCGGACGAACTTGGTGCCGCCGAGGTAGAACTTGATGAACCGTCCCTGGGGCGTCTCGGTGGCCTTGACGGTGACTTCCGACAAGGCGTAGTTGCCGCCGACGAAGAGCGACTCGATCTTCGCCTTGTCGGCGTCGTCGCCGCGCACGAGTTCGACACGGCGCTTGTTCTCGACCGTGTAGAGGCGAGGCGGGATCGACTCGTCGGTGCCGGCGCGGATGACCTTCATGCCCTTGTAGTGGTCACCCTTCTTGCCCTTGCGCTCCTGCTCGGCAGCGCGGGTGTCGCCATCGTGGATCGGCCAGTTACGACCGGGCTGGAACTCTGACTTGACGTTGATGCCGGGCCACTGCTCCTTCGCGACCTGGGCCGCGATCTGCCGGACATCGACCTCCTCGAAGTTGCCGGTCTCGTCGTTCCAGAGCTTGAACGCCTGAAGGTCGGCGGCCTCGAAGATCATCTCGACGTTGTAGCTCTTCTTGCCGTCGGCCTTGTCCTGGAAGGACCTCGGCTGCGAGAGGTTCGGGAACGACATCCGGTAAACCGGGGTGATCAGGATACGGGAAGCTGCTTTTGCCATGTTACCTCACAGATAGCTAGGGTGTTGCACAGATAACCTAGAGCCCTTCAGAATCCAGGAAGGCTTCCATCGGGCGCCGGGCAGGGGGTCTTTTATCGCTCGCGGGCGCCAGTGTCAAGCCAGTTTGTGGCTTGTAGCAGTAAGTGGTCACGAGATCCTTACCGCCCGTGAGTTTTTCGATCTGTGCCGGGCTCTTGAGCTTGGGGGCCGTGTAGGCGTCCTCGCCCAGGACCTCCTTCACGGCCTTCTCGGCGCCCTCTTTCCAGATCCGGTCCCCCCGCTTGTTCACGAGTTTGAAGCCATCAAGTACATGACCGTTCATCGCACGCTCGAAAGCCGTCCGCTCAACCTCGTCGAGGAATCGACGGATCGAGGATGCCTTGTTCATGATGTCCGTCAATTCGCTATCGGTCAGGACCTCGACCGAATCGCGCTTTTCCAACTCGACGGTCTCGCCCTTGATGGCCGGACAGAACATCTTGGCGGGGCAGAATTGGCACCAGGAGCCGACGTTCAGCGGGGCGTTCGGGTCATAGGTCTCCTGTGCGGCCGGGACGACGGTCTGGGTGAACCAATCGGTAAGGATTGGTTCGGAACTCACGTGTAGACGGTTCTGCCCCTTCGGATGCGCGATACGGGGTTGGGAGATCCAGAGTTCGACCACCAGATCACGCAATTCCGGCCTCTGGATAAGCGAATACTCGCACGCCAGATAGCCGTAATACGAGAGTTGTTCGGTCGTGGGCTCGACCGTGATCCCGATGCCGTGCTTGTAGTCGATCACGATGATGCGATCCTGCGGGACCTCGATCACGACATCGCTGGTGCCATACAGGTCCGGATTGAGCAGACTCTCCATCCCGCGTTCGACGTGAAGTGTCGGATTCTTGTCCTTATGCTGGTCGAGTTTCTGGCGGACAAGATCGACGCACACCTGGACGGCATCGGCCATCTCGGGCGTAACGTCGATCTTGCTCTGCCCTACCTCGATCGTGGTCCCGACGTACTCCCATGCGTCACAGTCGTTCTCCAGGCACCCGGCCAGCACCGTATGGGCGGCCGTGCCCTCGTCGGCCGCCATGCTGGACTGGTCCTTGACGCCGTACTTTTCTGCCGCGCGTTCGTACAGCCCTATCGAACCCGGACAGTTCATCCAGCGAGTGGCCGAGGAAGCGCCCCGTTTGCTGTGGTAAACGTCCTCCGCCTTGATGACCGCTCGCACGATGAACCTCCGGATTCGAGTGGGTGTGGACTAGGCGCCGATCAACCGGTCGCGAGTTCGGTGATGCGCTTCTTGAGAACCGGGCGCTGCGACTCCGAGACCTCACTGGTCCGCGAGACGCCGAACTCATCCGCCATGACCTGCTTGACGGCCGGGATCGTGATCTTCTTGCTCTGCACCATCTCGGCCACGAACGCCTGGAGTTCGGCGGCCGAGATAGGCTCGGGCGACTCCTCGCCCACCAGACCGGCGAACTCGTCGTCCTCGTCATCGCCCGGAACATCGCTGGCCGCCGGGGCGGGCTCGTCATCGCCCGGAACATCGCTGGCCGCCGGGGCGGGCTCGTCCGGGATGTCGTCCGACTTGGGCTTGGACTCGGCCTTGGCCTTCGACTCAGCCTTGGGCGGACGACCGCGACGCTTCGGCGCCTCTTGGGGCTTGTCGTCGCCCGGAACGTCGTCGGAACTGCTCTTGGCCGGCGCGGGCTCGCCCGGAACGTCGTCGGAACCGCTCTTGGTCGCCGGGGCGCTGGAGGACTTGACGGTTGGCGTGACGGTCGCGGAGGTCTGGCCGGTCTGGCCCTTGAGGCCCGCGTGCGTGATCTCGCGCGCCTGCGCCATCAGGCTGTTGGCCGCGTCGGCGTAGCCGGTCTCGTCTTCGCCGAATGAGGCATGGAACGTGATGTGCGCCTCGGCGGGCTCGAACTGCTGGACCTGGACCTTGCGGCTGAAATGGACTTCGACGGCGTGAACGTGCATCGTCTTCCTCTCGTGGGTTTGGGGTGTGGATCGGAAGCTAGGACAAAACCGGAAGCGGTGTCAAGACCAATCGTCGAGATCGTCTTCGAGATCGACATCCTGTGGCCTCAACCGCTGGCGGTTGCGCCCCTCACGCATATCGGACTCGACCCGACGCATCCTGAACCTCGCATCGGCCAGACTCTTGGCTGCCGGGTTTCGCTTCCCGCCGGCCTTCTTGCGATTCCAGCGATCGCGAGATTGTTCCTTGTCCATCGTCATCTCCGGTCTAGAGCTTCGTAAGTCGTATGGGTCTTGTCCAGGATAGCGGCCAATACGCGCTCGTCAAGACTCTCTTCCACGATCGCGAATTGCGCGACTACGTTATCGTGCTGGCCGATGCGGTGGCACCTGTCGATAGCCTGTTCGTTCACTCCCGGCGTCCAGGCGGGTTCGGTCACGAGGACGTGATTGCACACCCGCTGAAGGCCGTCAATACCCGTGCCGGCGGCGTCAATCTGTCCCGAGAATATCCGGCAATTCGGGTCGTTCACGAAGGAATCGACTGCTGACTGCTTCTGGAGCGATGAGTTGCCGCCCCGGACCTCGACCACGCCGTAGCGATTGAGTTCAGACCGGAGTGCGTCCATTACGGACTTGTGATGGCTGAACATCACGAGTTTCGGAACTTCCGCGATGTCGAGCAGATACTTGACGTGCTCGACAACTCGCGGAACCTTGGCTTCGCCCATCTCGCGTCTGATTGTCGAGATCTGGCCCCAAAGTTCCGAGAACGGATCGCGGAGATCATTAACGTCGAAGTATAGAAGTCGCTCCCGTGCCAGAACATCGCGGATACGGCCGTTCGGTTCCAAGTAGGCGAACTCATACCGTTTGTCGGGCAGATCGGTCAGCACGTCCGCCTTGAGCCGACGTGTCAGGAGATTGCACCGGAGTCTCGCCTGTAGCTCCGGAAGCCGCCCCCGCTTCTCCAGGACCGCGCCAGTCCCGACCTCCCGGACGGGGTTGAACCTGTACCGGAACTCGTCGAGGCTTTTCCAGTCGATAGCCTCATGGCAGAGGGCACGCACCAGAGTGTAGCACTCGCGAGGACGGTTCGGCAATGGCGTGCCGGTAAGGGCCATGATCTTACGGGCTCTCTGACCGATCCATCGGTCCTTGAACGGCTCGGAACGCCCACCGCCGAACACCGCTCGCGTTCGCTGCGCCTCGCCGCTCTTGAGGAAATGTGCTTCGTCAAGCACGAGCAGATCCCAGTCGGTATCGCACAGGAGTTGGTGGACGCCGTGGTTCCGGGCGAGATCGTACGATACTATGACGAAGTTGGCGTCAGGGTTGATCCCGTCAGTGGATTTCATGACCGGATAGATGATCGGCCTCTTGAGCGTAGACCACGCCAAGGCTTCCCGCCTCCAGTTAAGCCTTATACTGGCCGGGCAGACGATCAGGACCCGCTTCGCCTCGATCGAGTTCGCGACGCCCCACGTCGTGATCGTCTTGCCGAGTCCCATCTCGTCGCCGATGATGCAGTTGTCGCGGTTCAGCGCGTAGTTGATGCCCGCCTTCTGGAACGGCATGTATTCCTTACCCTTGGGGCTCGGGAAGTCACCGTCATGATCAGTGGCCCATGATTCCTCATAGTCTCGATGCAGGCCCGCCAGTTTCTTTCGCGCCGACTCGTCAGCACATGACCAGAACGGTAAGGCGGCATAGGGCTCTTGCGTGAACCACACGTTCTCGCCGTTCGGCCCTTTGGCGGTCTTGGAATATGTCAGTCCCGCCGTCTCGGCCTCGGCCTTGTCCGAGTCTAGGCCGTACATCAAGAAGTCGCCCGTCCGGGCGTTAAATCGCATGAGTTCCATACTGGTCTACCGTCGAAGCGGTGAGGTTGAGATCAGTTCCGCCTCCGGCACGGCTTCGGTCTCGATCAACTCGACACCAGCCTCGCGGCACAGGACCCGCGTGGTGGCGAACGATTCGCCGAACCGATCCAACCGTGCCTGAATGACCGTCTTGGGCGCCATGATGAACTTGATACCGGCCTGGATCAAGAGGAGCGCACAGTTCGAACACGGCAGCCAGGGCCAGACGTAGGCCGAATAGCCCACAAGCCGTTCGCGAGCGTGCAGAATCGCGTTCGCCTCCGCGTGAATGATCCGGCGGTACTTCTGGTCCCGGTCACGATAGAGTTCGGGCCGGTCCTCGATATAGCGCGGGAACCCGTTGTAACCCTTCGACGCGATGGTTCGATCTCGCCGGACCAGAACGGCACCGCACTGAGTGCTCGGGTCCTTCGACATGCGGGCGGCCAGCCTCGCCTCGTCGAGGAAGTAGTCGTGCCAGCGCGGCCCCCACTCGTCCATCAGATCCCCACCTTGTTCGAGAGTTCGGCGCGCTCGTGGTCCGAGTTCAGCCGCGCCTCATTCGCACAGTCGGAACAGCGCCACTGATCGTCCAGATCGTGGCGATGCCCGAAACCCTCGCCGCAGTCATCGCAGTGCCACAGGTCGGCCTCATCGTCGAAGTCCTGATGATCCGGCTCTTCGTGCGGATCGTGACGGCCGACGAGCATATGATCCCAAAGCGACAAGTAAGGCTCTCTTTGCATCGTCATCCTCTCGGGTAGGTGATGGCGCCCAAGATAGCGGCTATTCCGCTTGTGTCAACCCCCTAGACGCTCTTCTGGAGGCTTATCTGATGAGGCCGCTTAGGGCCTACCGAGATACGCCACCCGTCCGCATACACATAGGGGCGGGTATCGTCGATAAACGATTTGGTCAGACAGGATCTTAGCGTCCGCTCGGCCCGGTTGGCGTAGCCCGCGTCTTCCAATTCCCATATCAGCCGGCCGGCCCACTCGGCCTTATCGGGATCTGAGTCGAGGGCGGTGTTGGGCAGTTTCGAGATCCGTTCCGCTAGACTCGAGATCGTGTACGGCCGGGCGTGCTCGCCGAACTCCTCTTT